CCCCCACTGCCGGGCAATCGTTCACGCTATTCCTCAAACAAGATGCCACAGGAGGCCGCACAGCCACTTGGCCTGCGTCCGTGAAGTGGCCATCCTCCACAGCGCCTACGATCACCAGCACAGCCAGTAAGGGCGATAAGTACGTCTTCACGGCTGATGGGACGTATTGGTGGGGGTCAACCGCAGGGCAGAATTACCTCTGATGTTTAGCTCAAACGCAACTCAGGTTTCTGACGCCAACTACATCGAAGATGTGTTCTCGACGTGGCTTTATACGGGTAATGGTTCTACGCAGACCATGACGAATGGGATTGATCTGGCGGGCAAAGGTGGGTTGGTTTGGATTAAAAACCGCACTGCGGCGTTTGGGAATCGTATTTATTCCACAGGCCTTACGGCTTCTGGTTATTATTTGTACACAAATACAACCGCCGCTCAAGCAAACTCAGGTAACCCTTTAACATTTTCATCCAACGGATGGAACATTGTTTCTGCAAACAATGATAGCAATGATTCTGCGTATAACTACGCCTCCTGGACCTTCCGCAAGCAGGCGAAGTTTTTTGATGTTGTGACTTATACGGGGAATGGCACTTTTGGAAGGGCGATCCCGCATAATTTAGGTTCTAGACCTGGGTGTATTTTTGTGAAACGGACTAGTACTGCTGCTGACTGGGCTGTATGGCACAGATCATTCAGCAATACAAATGATGGTTATATGTTATTAAATACTACTGCCGCAGAAGCGAATGGTGGATATAGCTGGTGGGGTAGCGCAGGGTCAAGTAATAATAGTACGGTGTTTTATGTTGGAGATAGGGCCGAAACAAACGCTTCTGGCGGCACCTACGTTGCATATATCTTTGCCCATGATGCAGGCGGTTTTGGCGCCACCGGCACGGACAATGTGATTAGTTGTGGTAGCTATGTGGGTAATGGTTCTACAACCGGCCCTGTTATTACTCTTGGATACGAGCCACAATGGTTTTTAGTTAAGGCAGCCACCAACACAACTAATTGGTTTATTGGCGACACCACAAGGTGGTGGTCGTTAAATACAACTCAGTATAGTTTATCACCAAATAATTCTGGTGTAGAAACATTATTGAATATGGGATTTCCAACAGCAACCGGCTTTCAATTAAATACTGCCGGATCAAATATGAATGCTAACGGTGTTACCTACATCTACATCGCCATCCGCCGTGGTCCGATGAAGACCCCGACGACTGGGACGAGTGTGTTTAGTCCAATTAAAACTGAGACTGCAACAGGGACAAAACAGACAACTAATTTTCCTGTGGATATGCAGTTATCTCAAATTACAGGGAGTGTGAGTTATACTTATGCTGTGGATAGGTTACGTGGCGTAAGCACAAACTCAACAGGTTCTGGGTCTGTTTTATTAACTCAAACAACAGATGCGGAAACTACTGGGCCGGGTGTTTCTTTATTTTGGGATAACACGGGATTTCAAACGCCATCAGCTAGAGCACTTCCTGGTTCTCCTGCTATTTTCTGGAACTTCCGCCGCGCACCCGGCTTCTTTGATGTGGTGTGCTGGACAAATACAGGTGCAACTCAAAACGTAAATCATAATCTTGGCGCTGTTCCCGAGTTAATTATTACGAAGAGAAGACCCTCCGCTTTAGACGGATGGCAAGTCTATTCTTCCCCAACGGGCGCATCCGCATATCTTATTCTCGATACAACGGCGGCGGCTGTTACTGGAAATACAAACCGATGGAATGCGACTTCGCCTACAAGTACTGTATTTACTACTGGAACAGCTTTCCAAACAAGTCAAACATACGTCGCCTACCTCTTTGCCACAGTCGCAGGCGTATCCAAGGTCGGCTCCTACACTGGCACCGGCACCACCAATCAGATCAACTGCGGCTTTACTGGCGGCGCAAGGTTCGTCCTAATCAAGCGCACCGACAGTACCGGCGATTGGTATGTCTGGGACACTGCGCGTGGGATTGTGGCTGGTAATGATCCCTACCTTCTTCTTAATTCTACCGCCGCCGAAGTCACCAGCACCGACTACGTTGACACCTATAGCGCGGGATTTGAACTCAGCAGCACAGCGCCAGCAGCACTCAATGCCAACGGCGGCACCTACATCTTTTTGGCAATTGCATAAGAGGACACTATGGAAATCAGAATCCAATCTACCGGAGCAGTCGTGTTCGAACAAGAGTTCCGCGCGATGTTTCCCAACACCAGTCTTCCCGTTCCCCTGACCGAATCAGCTATCAACGGTCTCGGCGGGGACGTCGTCTTCGAAGGCCCCTACCCCGTAGCTACCCGCTATCAAACCGTGGTCCGCCAAGGCGTCGTTATGATTGGCGACAAGTGGCACACCAACTACGTTGCTGTCGACCTGCCTCCCGAAGCCTGCACCGCTCTCGACGATCAGCAGGCTGCTGCCGTCCGTGCCGACCGCAACGCTCGCCTTGCTGCCTGCGACTGGACCCAGCTTTCGGATGCCCCCGTAGACGACCTCGCCTGGGCTGTCTATAGGCAGGCCCTTCGCGATGTCACCACTCAGGCTGGCTTCCCGTGGGAAGTGGTGTGGCCCAGCGAGCCTGGGTGAGAATGGTGAAATTGTTGACAGGCTTCTCACCCCGGCGTATATTTGGCTTCCAACATAGGAGCCAATATGTCCGACAAAGTCAACCGCGTTCAACTCCTAAATGACGCGAAAGCCCAACTCACCCCTTGGTCCACCGAAGACGGACGCCTCTTCCTAGACTACTGCGAAGCAGGCGCCCGCCGCACCATGACCATCACCCCAAGCGGGGGCTGCGACTTCCGTGGTTGGTTCACTTCCTTTTGCGTCGACCAAATCGGCATCGTCCCCTATGGCGATCTGCTCAGTTCAGCCCAAACCTACTTCGCCCACTGGGTCCGCTCAAAGGGCCGCAAAGTCAAGGACTTCATTCGTGTGGGCGGCAAGGTCGGCGAACTCTACCTCGACATCGGCAACGACGCCAACGACGCTTGGTGCATCACCGCCGAAGGCATCAACCGAGTCTCCGGAGGCCCGACCCACATCCGCATGCTACGCGGCGCAGGCATGCTCCCCCTCGTCGACCCCGACCTCGACGCCTCCCCTTCCGAATTCCCCACACTCCTCAGCAAGTACATCGTCGCCGACGAAGACACCATTATGCTCCTCTCAGCTTGGCTCCTTGGCGGTCTACGCCCCGAAGGCCCCTACCCGGTCCTCACCATCTCAGGCGAACAAGGCTCAGGCAAGTCCACCGTCCTTCGCCTCCTGCGCCGCATCATCGACCCCCACGCTCTCGACATGCGGACCCCTCCCGAAGATCAGCGCGACCTGCAAGCCATGGTCCGCAACTCCTTCGTCCTCGCCTTCGACAACGTCTCCTTCATTTCCAACAAGATGTCCGACGCCCTCTGCGTCATCAGCACCGGCACTGGCGCCCAAGGCGGTCGTGCCCTCTACACCAACGCCGAGGAATCCGCAGTCCGCGTCTGCCGCCCAGTCGCCATGAACGGAATCCCCGACGTTGTAGAACGTGGCGATCTTGTCGACCGCTCCATCCACGTCCACCTTCCCCGCATCGACCCCCGCATGCGGCGTGACGACCTAGAGTTCTGGGATGCCTTCCACCTTGACCATCCGCGCATGCTGGGCGCCCTGATGAACGCGGCATTGATTGCTACTCAAAACTATGGTAAAGTAGTGCTTGCTGAAAAGCCGCGCATGTCCGCATTTGCTGTGTGGGCCGTCGCTGCTGAAGAAGCTTTTGGTTGGCAGGCCGGGCGTCTTATGAGCGTCTATAAGAACAATCGGTCTGCTGCCGAGAACCAGATGCTGGAGTTCCACGGTATGGCTTCAGCGCTGTTGCGTATGATGGAAAAACAAAAGGAGTTCTCAGGAACTTATGCGGATTTGATTGGACAGTTGGAAATGAACATGGGACCCCGTGAACGGCTGCCCCAAACCTCCCACGGTTTTGCAGCAGAACTCAAGCGCATTCGTCCTGCCCTCGAGCGGCATGGCATTCACTTCTTTAATGCTGGGCGTTCCTCCTCCATCCACCAGAAGGGCCGCTCCCTTATTTCCATTGTGCGCCAAGATGACGATGAGGCACCTCCATGAGTGACGAAGAATACAAACCCAAAATCACTACCAAAAAGAAACCCAAGTACCTAGTCGAAAATGCCGCCCGCGCTAACGAGAAGAAAGCTAACCCGCCTTCTCAGAAGGACCGGCTTCGCAAGTACCGCATTGAGCTTAAAGAGATGAATGTCCATAAGCCCAAGTACGGTATCCGCAAACATCACGTAGAGGCGCTCCGCTCCTTAAAGGAGCACCTCCGCGAAACGTGGCAAGTCAACTGGGACAAGATTGCCCTGATGAAGCCCGTAACCCCTAAGCAAGTTGAGTTCGCCCGCCAATACGCTAAGAACGGGCGCTCTAATAAGTGCGGCGCCATGCGCCTCGCCGGATACGATTCCGCTAATCCCACAGTTCTACTCTCGATGGCCAACCAAAATCTGGCCATCCCCTACTTCAACGACCTAGTTACAGCATTCGAAATCGAGGAGAAAGCCCGTATGAAGATCAACGTAGAAGATGTCGTCAAGTGGTTCAACGACATTGCCACAGCCGCTATGGGTTCTGGTGACTTCACCAACGCTAACCGGGCTATGGAAAACCTCGCCAAATACCTCGGCATGTTCGTCGAGAAGAAAGAGATTACCCATCGCACCATCCACTCTAAAGAGGAACTGGATACTCGCATCAGCGAACTAACCGCTATCCTCAAGGAAGCAGAGCCTGACATTGAGCGCAAACTCCGCATCCACTAAAGAAGACAAACTTCTCGAACTAAAATCAGAACTGGCCAACGCACTCCACGCGAAGGCCATTCTGGAAGCGCAAGACGACTTCTACGTCTTCGTCAAGCTGTTGGCACCTCTTATGCTGGACGGCAACGACTACCGTGATGGCCGCCACATCGAAGCCATTGCTGCCACTCTCCAAGACGTGGACCGTGGTTCCGTCGACCGCCTGATGCTGGCCCTTCCCCCTGGCTCCATGAAGTCCGTCCTCCTGATGCTCTTCTCCGCATGGTGCATGGGCCGCCACCCCACTTGGCGCATCATGTGGATTTCCCACACTACCGACAAAGCGGTCGAATGCTCTGGCCGTATCCGCGACCTAGTCCGCTCCACCGAATACCAAGAAATCTTTCCGGGCGTCCACATTCGCGATGACATGTCAGGCGTCACAGGCTGGAAGCTGGTCACAGGCGGGTCCTTCATGCCAGCCGGTGCAGGCAAGTCCATCGCCGGTTATCGCTTCAACTTGGGCGTCCTCGATGACCCCCTCTCCGAGCAGACCGCCAAATCCGACACCGAGCGCGAACGGGTCAACAACTGGTATGGCCCCGGCTTCCGCTCCCGTAAACTCCCCGATTCCCGCATCGTCCTCGTCAATACGCGCTGGCACGTTCGCGACCTCAGTGGCTACCTCCTCGACAAGTCTGCCCGCAATGCGCGCGTCGACCAATGGGAAGTCATCTCGATTCCGGCCATCCTCGACAAGGGCAGCGCCGACTACCTGATGCTTCCCGAGAACGAGTCCTACTGGCCCGAGTTCATCACGATGGATGACCTCATTGCCACGCGCGAAGGACTCTCCCGCTCCGATTGGGGCGCCCTCTATATGCAGACGCCCACGGGCGAAGACGGCAACATCTTCAACCGAGATGACTTCCAAGACTGGGAAGAAGACGATCCGCCCGAATGCGACGAAATCATCCAAACCCTGGACACCGCCTTCAGCACCAAATCTAAAGCTGACTTCTCGGTCATTCAAACCTGGGGCATCTTCCACCTCACCTACACTGACGACAAAGGCTACGAGTACGAAGAACCCAATGCCATCCTCCTGAATCAAGTCAGGGGCCGGTGGTCCTTCCCCCAGCTTCGAGCCGCCGCCAAAGAGCAGCATGCTCGCTTCAAACCTGACCGGATGATCATCGAAAACAAAGCTTCAGGCCAATCCCTCATACAGGACCTCAAGCTTAACAAGCTGCCTGTGTTGCCTTTTCAGCCCGACCGTGATAAAGTAAGTCGTGCCCATGCCGTCAGCGGCATCGTCGAACGTCAGCGCGTCTGGCTTCCCCTTGGCAAGAAGTTCGCCTCTGAACTCCTTCAAGAAGCTCTTGAGTTTCCGAAGGGCGCCCATGACGACGCTGTCGATGCTATGGTCATGGCCCTGCTTTATTTGCGGCGCCGCTATGAACTCACCCAAGAAACGGTCAGCCAACCCGACACTGTTGCCCGTCGCAAACCATTCCGAAGCTACTGGAGCCAAGTGACCCATGTCCGATAATCTCGAATCCGAACTGCCTGAACTGCCCGATATGGAGTTTGAGTTCTCCGAGGAAACCCTAGAGGTCATTCCCGAGGACGAGATAATCGAAGTAGACATGTCCTTCGGTGCCAACCTCGCTCTCATGCTCGAAGACAATGTCTTACGCGACATCGGCTCTGATCGTCAAGACGCCCTCCAAAACTTCCGCAATGGGCGCCAGGAGTGGGAAGAGAAGCTGAAGCTTGGCGTCCAGTGGCTGGGCCTTAACACCGATGGCGAAGGCACCACTGACGTCGAAGGTGCCTGCACCGCAGTCCACCCGCTCCTCATGGAGAACGTGGTCAAGTTTCAAGCCAAGGCCATCCAAGAACTCTGGCCCGCCAAAGGCCCCGTCCGCACCAAGGTTCGTGGCTACGTCGACATGCCTCGCGAACAGGCCGCTTCCCGCGTCCGCTCCTACATGAACTACCAGCTTACGGAGCAGGTGCCGGGCTTCTACAACGACCTCGAACGCAACCTATTCCGCGTAGGCTTCATGGGCGTCGGTCTCCGCAAAGTGGGCTGGAACGGTCTTACCAACGTGCCCGACCCGACCATCGTCCACATCGAGAACTTCTACGTCGATCCCGCTTGCGCTCACCTGCGCGATGCCGAAGAGTACATCGAGATTATGGAACTGTCCACCCGCAAGATGGACAACCTAGTCGCCTCCGGCACCTTCATTCCCGCCTCCGAGAACGACAGCGAAGAAACTCTCGACACCAACGAAATCTCCGAAGCCATTGCCAAAGCCCAAGGCTTCGATCAATCCCTCGAACGCAAGGGCTACTCCATCGGTGAGTCCCACTGCTACCTCGACCTAGACGGCGAAGACCCGCTCCTCCCCGAAGGCGGCTTCGCTCCCTACATCGTCCACTTCAATTCCAAGACTGGCTCCGTCTACTCCATCAAACGGAATTGGCGTGAAGGTGACACAGGCATGCAGAAGCGCCTGTGGTACACCGTCGATCAATTCATCCCGGCCTTTGGCTTCTACGCCCTTGGCTATGTCCACCTGATCGGCGACCTTGCTGCCTCCTCCACCGCAGCCCTGCGTGCCCTAGTGGACGCTGGCCAATTCAATAACTGGCAGGCTGGCTTCAAATCCCAAGACGCCAAGTTCTCCCAAACCGACAGTCCTCTTGGCTTCGGTGAATGGCGCGACGTCAACATGTCGCCCGAAGAACTCCAGAAGGCTTTCTTGCCCCTTCCCTCCAAGGAACCCTCCGCCACGCTCTTCAACCTCATGAAGTACATGGTGGACTCGGGCCAGAAGTTCGCCGACGCTACAGACGAAGTCGCCCAGAACTCCACCAACTACGGCCCTGTCGGAACTACCCTAGCATTACTTGAAGCTTCGCAGCGCTTCTACTCCTCCATCCACAAGCGCCTCCACCACTCACAGGGCGAGTTCCTGAAGCAGATCGGCGAACTCAACTATGAGAACCTGCCCGACACTGTCAACTTTGTGGTCGGCTCCGAAAACGAATATGTGCAGCGCACCGACTTCAATCCGATGCTGGTCGACGTCATCCCGGCTTCTGACCCCAACGCCCTAACAGAATCGCAGCGTGTTGCCAAGGCCCAAATAGAACTGACGACTGCCCAACAGTTCCCGCAATTACATGACATGCGTGAAGTACTTCGGCGTTTCTACGCTGCTATGGGCACCGAAGGCATCGACAAAATCTTGATCGATCCCGAAGCCAAAGCCATCAGCGCCGATCCCATGACTGAAGTGCAGGCAGCTATGTCTGGCAAGCCCATCAAAGCAGAACTAGGTCAGAACCACGCAGCCCACATTGCCGTCAAGACTGCGTTCCTTCAGGCACCCCAGATGCAGGGCGCCAATGACCCGACCATTGCTGTGGGTCAGCAACTCCTGACTGCCAACATCGCCGAGCACAAGGTCCTGATGTTCATAGCCCAGGCTATGCAGATGGCCCAGCAAATGGGCATGCCCATCCAAGACGAAAACGTCCAGGCCCAGATTGCCACGCAGCTTATCCAGATTTCTGCCGAAAGCAATCCGCAAGCCCAACAGGCCAATGTGGAACAGCAGATGCTCCAATTGCAGGCCCAAGAGCTTCAGATGGCTGGTGCCCGTATCCAATCTCAGGATACCCGCGAAGCAGCCAAGATCGCCCTGAAGCAGCGCGAACTGGACCTCAAGGAAACGGGCATGCTGTTAGATGCCCAGCAAAAGCAGAAGCAGAACCAGATTGCGGCCTCTGGGAAAATACTTGACAATTCTGCAAAATTAGCGGATATTCAAGCTAAGAAACTAGCAGAGCGAGCTAACGCGCCCACCGTATGAGATTACTATCAGAGTATGTAGCTGAAGTCAACAAGCGAGTTGAGCGCGAAAAAGACGCCCTCGCACGAGGTTCCGCCAAGTCCTTCGAAGAATATGCAAGGGCTTGCGGCACTATTGCCGGTCTGAACATGGCCGTGCAACTCCTCTACGATCTCGTAGAATCCAAACCATCCGAGGAAAGGAACTAATGATTACCACCCGTACGCCTCTTGACGGGGCGCTAACTAACGACCAGTGGGTTTCGCAGGACGACATTCCTGATCCCAACCCGCTGCCTAGGATTCCTGGAGTAGGGATTCTTGTCCGGCCTGTGCCAATTCGGCGCAAGACCACGGGCGGTATCCTGCTTCCAGACACATTCCGAGAATCCCACGAATACCTCAACACTGTTGGGCGCGTCTTGGCTTTGGGCGAACTGGCGTTCATGGACGAAGACATATACCGAAAAGGCCCGTGGGTCAAGCCCGGTGACTACATCGTCTATGCCAAGCTGGCGGGCCAGAAGATTTGGTGGAAGGGCGTCAAGCTCCTCCTCATCAAGCCGTCCAACATCGAACTCGTCGTCGAACAACCCGAATACCTCGACGCAAACTTTAAGGAATAACCTATGTC